GAAATCGTATTTAACAGGGGTGGTTTATTCTTAGAATATGAACAACCACTTAAACATCACGTGAACGTACCATCCGCTTTAGTGAATGCAACACAACCGTTTAATGGGGCACTTCCAAAATTGGGTCCCTCCACGTTCGGTGTATACTCATTTGCATTACAGCCCGAATCCCCCCATCCAACCGGGCAAGTCAATATGAGTCGTATCTCACATAAACTATTCACAATCGAAATTGCGGTGCCACCCGCCTACGCATCTTATGACAGTACGACACGTATATATGCTATAAATTATAACGTTTTGCATATTAATAGTGGTTTAGCTGGATTAAAATTTTAGATGGATATAGTAGTAATGGCTGGGCAAATTCAACTAATGGCAACTGGACCTCAAGAGGAATTTTTCACTTTAGATCCAGACTACAGTCATTTCATCGAGAGTTTCAAGAGGCACTCGAATTTTTCCAGGGAATATGTCGATATAGACTCGGAAAATGGAGCCGATTTTGGAAAAAAGGTTAGATTTAAGATTCCACAGAATCAGGGAGATATCCTGAAAACTATCAGTGTGAGATGTACACTTCCGGAAATTCTAACGAGTACCACGATGTATATCGAATCTGTCGCACATGCTTTGATTGAACATGTCGAATTGATCATAGGTGGAAAGGTTATACAACGTATAACGAGTGACTATCTTCAGATATATTCGGAACATAACGTCACACAAACAAAACAAAAGGCACTCGAACAGCTCATCGGTAAGTATCCATTACGAACGACTGATAAAAGGGTGGGTGAAGTGATATCGGGAGGTGGGGGTAATACGGGTATAATCATACACGATACGTTAGGATTAAACACTGATGAGACCTTTTTCGTGGATATTCCCTTCTATTTTTATAACCACCCAGAACTTGCCATACCCTTGTGTGCTATAACGAAACAGGAAGTCGAAGTGGAGTTCAAATTGAGAGATGTACAAGATTTGGTCATTAAGGGTGATGGTACGTATATCACATTAAATGAAACACTCAAAATTAAAGAATTTCAACTTTGTACAGAACTTGTATTCATAGACTGTGAAGAACGAATTAAATTTCAAAAAATGAAGAGAGATTACCTCATAACACAGATTCAGCAAAATGTATTCGATGTAGACGCCGGTGTTAATACGGGAAAGTTCAAGTTAGACTTTGACAATCCCGTGAAGGAACTCTACTTTGTTATTCAAAGACAAGGGACTACAGGGGATGGTGTGAGTCAGGGTAATTTTGTAACGATTTTTGATTATGATAATACAGCCAGTGTAGAAGGTGGAAAATTTATACTTTATGAAAATTTAGATCATCTAACACTCACGTTAGACGGTCAGGAGATTATCACACGTGATACAGGGAATGTCATATTTCTAAAGGCTGTCCAGGGGGCGATTCATCATTCAAAAACACAGCTCATTCGTCGCTTTTATTCGTATAGTTTCGCCCTCCAGCCGGAAGAGTGGTATCCAACAGGACAGCTTAACTTCAGTTTAGTGAAAGAGCAACTCGTGAACCTAAGTCTCACAAATTGTCCAGATTTTAACAGACAAGTACGTATCTACGCTTTGAGCTATAATACTCTTCGTATACGCGAGGGAATTGCCGAAACTCTTTTTGATTCTAAACAATAAAGATGAATATGCAAACAGGCTTCGGTGATGCTGGAGACGCTATGTTTGAACAATATATTCAAACCATGACTAATATTCTTCTCCCAGTTTTTGAAAAGGGTTTAACACTTGCATGTGACTATTCCAAAGCTTGTGGACGAGATACTCTCCTTCCAGAAGATGTGGAATATGCAACAAAGTATTGTGCGATGTATAAAGTCGGTGAGGACGTTGGGTCTATTTACCCAGATATATATGAACAGGTTGACGAAGATGAAGATGAAGAAATGCCCACGGTTCCACCAGAAGACTGCCCACCGTTTGAACGTTATTCAGGAAACAATCCTGTTTTTTTACAGGTGAACGACGCCTACGACCGTTGGGACGATTGGAAACCCCAGAATCCGTCAGAAGAGATGTTAAAAAATGCTATTAATAGTAATGAGCACATCAGAACCTGAAGGATGGACTTTTTCTGATAAGGCTAAGTTACATATTTCAAACTTAGATTCAAGCTCTAGTGATGATTCATCAGATGATGAACAATTATTTTCAAAAACAAAAACATTAAAAGCAAAACGATTTAAAAAAATAGTAAAAAAGGAAGAAATTACAAAAGAATAATTTTTTTCCTAACCTATAGTATAACAACAACGATGTCGGCCGCCGCTCTCCAGACCGTAAACCTTGTAACCCAAGAACTCCAGACCCAGACCCTCAACTCGATTGTCGGTGGTTTCTCTTTCGCCGCTGCCATGTCGTGGATGGACTTTGTTCGGTGGACTATCACCCAGATCATTAAGGTCCCCAAGAATGGTGGTGCTCAGTACGCCATGACCGCGGTCCTTACCTCCCTCCTCTCTGTGGTTGTCTTCTTAGTCATCTCCAGGATTACTGGTAAGGCTTCTAAGCCCGCACAGCCCGTCTACGCGATAACCCGCTAAACGGTTTGCTTTTCATTAAAAACATCAGGAGTAGTCCAGCTAAAATAATTAGTACTATATACAAATACTCTTTTCTCCACTTATAAGAATTCTTTACGACTTCAGGAATACTTATTATTGGCTCTTTCTTTTCAACCTTCTTGGGCTCTTCTATAGAAACTTTTGGTAAATTTTCTAATTTATCAGTTGAACCTGTGATTTCAAATTTCAATATATGATCTTGATTTCTAAAATCATACGGAATGAGTCGACCATGACTCATGTAAAAAAACTCTACTTTGATATCTTGTATCATTTTTTGACTTCCAGTATGGAAATTATGCACTAACATATCGTCAGCTCCGTTAAAATTGATGAATTTGGATCCGTCTAGAAGTATATGCCCGGTATAGAAAGGTGTGGATGTATACACAGATTGTGTAAACTCATCAGAGCCCGTTGTCAATTTTAATACCAACGAATTTGGTCCATTTATATTTATAGCCCCAGATTTGATACTATCAGTCACCGAACTATGGTTCCCCGAACTGAAACCCAAAACCTGGTGGGGCGTTGTAAAATGTGAAGAATTACTCGAATACCCATTCGTACCATCATAAAATTCAAGTGTGAATGCATTATCGGACGCGTGTGTATTAGAAAATGTCAACGCGTTTGTGTCTGTATCAAATACGACTGAGTTTATATTGGAATCTGGTGGTGCGAGTTTAGTAGCCAAGTCACTTGCCAGTTCTGTTCCTGTGCTGTAGTTTGTTTCATCTAATGAAAAAACATTTCCATCCACACTAAATGTTTTGTTCGTCACACATGTAATCAACTGTGGTGTGGGAATTCTTGCAGATACAAGTTTGATATTTGTTACGTCATAAATAGGGTTATCCAAAGTAACGGTATAATTATTAGCGTATGAATATACATTGGTATCTCTCTCACCACTATCTATGTTAAGGGTGTGGACCTTCATTAAAATACATGTATAATATTTTAATGAATGTTTTTGTCTAATGAACTAAAAAATTAATGAGAGAGTGAATGAGAAAGGGGGTTATTCTGGAGCTGTCTCTTGGCTATGTCGAGGTTATTAGTGTTGGGATTCGCGTTACCCTTGTAGGCGTTAAATTGATGATACGGCTTTTGTTGATACTGTTGCGTCCATCCACCATTGGCCGCGTTGACACGTCCATCGATACGTGTAGTATCCGAACGAACAGCGGTAAGAGCACCACCCTGTTTGAGAGCTGTTTCACGAACATTCATTCGACCAGCGTTACCCATCCGGTTTGGCTTTCCTCGTCGGTCTTCTGGGCGGAAACCGTATTTCATGAGTTCTTCATTATTCTTAGAAGCCACCTTTACAGCGGCACTATTGGTGTACGCACCACGGTGACTGTGAATACCCGGCGCTGGATGATTCATGTATGTATATTGTTCATCCGTGCGGTCAGTCTTGAATCGAGTGGGATCTTGTGGCATCGCACCCGCCGATATGATTCGCTTCGCACCATTGAATCCTAAACCATCCGCACGGTGACCGGTCTCCGAACGGTTAGTGGTACGCTTGGTCTTTTCATGTTCATTACGGGGAACAACACCCGACATCCCCTGTGCCCGCCCAGCCATAGTGGGTCTCCTCGATGGGAGGAAAGATGTAGTCTCTGGTTTGTTATGTGTAAGCTCACCAACCTTCGCGGAGCGACCACCGGTAACATCCGCCGCTGGACCTGTACGCCCTGGAAGTGTGGTTAACCGATATTCACCAACATTAACCGGATTCACACGAAAGGTCTGCTGAAAACCACCAACGGCTGGCACGTGAGCACCGACCCCCAAACCCGGCCCGACGAGCTGTTTCTCGACGGGTGACAAGTTATTCATACGACCATGATCATACATTCGATTGCGCATGTTCAGAATTTCTTGACCACCACTACGTTGTTGGGGGCTGATATCACCAAAATTTTCCATCTCCATTTTGTGTGGAACTTCGGGGGAGGCGTCAAAATTATTAGATTCTACTATTTCAGGATTTTTCATTGTTGGTGGTACGTTGTCGACCTTGGGTGGTGCGGACTTGGTACTCAAATTCCTACCGGCAAAAACAAGACCAGCAACAGCCATGAGCGATATAGGATCAGCCATTCTTACTTCTTATTAACATTTTTATTAAGATACCTTCGCTCAAACAGTCCATTCTGGAGTTCGGCGCGGGTACTAGATGGGTCATATTTCTGAGTACGAAGGGGAACCTTACACTCCATGTTAGAGAGGGGAAAAAGGTTACGCTCGTACGTCTGAATTATATGCTTGTTAAATCGTGAAGTAGATTGAGGGCGAAGTTGATCACTCGTTTCGATATACTGCGCTGGGGAGCCCTTACCTGCCATATAAGGGGCGGTGCCGTACAACATAGTGTTGGGGCGGCAATCACCACAATTTAAAGCACTGGGCTGGGGGTAGACAAAAATTTCGTCGTTTGCTTTTACCGGGGGAACGGCGCCCGTATTTTGAACAATGGAAAGTCCAGGTTGAAGTTGATATGCCATTTATTATTACATAAGAATATTTATCTAGCAAACATGCCAGAACGCTTATCGCCGTGACTACCGAGACCAGAAAATGCCCCGAGCTGAACACCACGAGCGTTGGGATCACAGAAGCGGGTGTCACTTTTACACATGGGAGCATGTTTTCGCCCATAAAGAGATTCCGCAAAAGCCGTCTGGTCCCCTGGGATTTTGGTCACGGGGTTTGAAACAAACTGACGTTCCATGGCGTTGCGAAGATACTTGGGCATGGGTGAACGAGAACGACCCGCATCATATGGAATACGGTCACTGGTGTAACTGTTCACAAACGGTTTAACGGTGGGATAATAGCACGCCTCTAATCTGTTAGGTGCGTCACTAAAGTCGGTGATCATGACATTTCCCATGGGATTATCAGGTGTTGGCATCTGACAGCTCACACCTTCAACCGAACCACCATACGTCTCCTTAACCATCCTAGACTTATAAAGAACGTAAATAACGGCGAGGACCGTCGCACCCAAAACGAAAACCCTAGGGTCACGGCGAATGAGATAGAGTATGGTGCATACATAAATTACGAATCGGGAAGCAGCATTAACCCGGTCTTCTGGAGTTTGATCATTTGTTGGCCAGAATTGATTAACCTGGTCAGCTCTCACGAGCTGCTGAGGATCGTCGAACCAGGCCTTCATTTAGTATATGTTAGGTTTATTTTTTGGGCAGACCACCAAGCATACTACCCATCATTTTCATGAGAGCGTCTTGGTCGAGGTCACCGTCTCCATCTTGCATCTGGCTTGCGACACCCTTTGCAATCTTTTCAATTTGTGAAAGAGTATCGTCTGGGAGAGAAGTGATAGTGGTACCGAGCATGTACAGTGTTTGGAGATACTGCCAGGTAGCAGCCTTTGTATTTGTGGACATATTACCCCAATACTTCTTAATATCGAGTTCCCTGAGAAACTCGATGTTCTCAACCTCTTCGAGTAAAAAAGTCTCATCCTTGGCAGAAATCTTTCCTGCGTAAGGGGTGACACCATCCATAAAACCGTTTACAACGAGACGGGGATTGGTGGACTTCAACATGTCAAAGGAGGTGAGCATCTTCTTAATGCCTTTTTCATCTGGAAAAGTCTTGTGCAATTCCACAAGAAATTGACTCATCATATCATTAAACGCAGATACGGACGCCATATTCTTATACTATTGGTTAATCTTTAAGTTTAGAAAGGTTCACTGGAGATAGCTTCCTTCTGTGCTAAACCACCTGATATAATAAAAAATACCAGTATCGCGTTGAGAACGGCAGGTTTGGTATATTTATTGAGTTCTAATTTACCTTCATTATTCAAATATGCTTTGAGGTGAATATAAGCGGCGGTTATTCCCGCTGCAATTAGGGCGGCACTCACTGGGTCGCGCAAATGATCTGAGAGTTCCATTTAATTATACCGGGGATTTTTTGTACGATGGTCTGGTGCATCACCAAATAATACGTCATCGTCTGTAGGTTGAGGTTGTTCCTGGGGGTATGGAGAGGGAGGGGGAGGGGGTGCTGCGATTGGTTCTGATACTGGTTCGGGTGCATGTACACCATGTACCGTTTTGAACTCATTTTCAAGTCCGGTGGGTTGGGGGTCATTCATTTCATCTAGGGGTTCTGGTTCCATCATAGGCTCGGGCTCGGGCTCGGGCTCACCGAAGGGTTCTTCCATATGTTCGTCGAGAACGTCTGGGTCGGTGGTGTCTTCGACTTCTCCATCCAGAGAAATATCCCTAGTCTCTTGTGACATATACGT